GTGATATGTTCCTTGCTGAGTTTGTAATTGTTGCGCGGGATTAATTTCGTTTTAAAAATAATAATATTATTATTAGATATACTAATATAAAATGGAATACGGAAAAATGATGGAACAAGTAAAAGATAATGCAAAATTAGCGTTTTATCAGAATCCAGGATATCAACTTGAACGTAGAGAAAGGAAATCTTTTATTTTGAAAGTTGTGGGTGGTGAACCTGGTGTAACAATACATATAGATGGTAAGTTTAATCTAACCTTACACGAACCATTAATTATTGATCGATTATCAGATATTTATTTAGAGAACTTTACGACTTTCCATGGTAATGGTGGTTTAGCTGGTTCTGATGGTAAAAATTATAGTGCTTTTGTTTTAAGAATTAGTGAATTCAATCATCAAGGGAATTCAACAGATCAAGTTACATTTAATAGTCTTATTATTCCAAATGAATATAATACGACTGTTTCGGCTGGAAGGAAGATCCACAAAGGTAAAAAATTAAATTATGTTGCAAGTGTCAATCCATCTACATTATCAAATATATCCGGAACAATTACTGGTCTAAGTGTTGACACTAAAATGTTTGGAAATGGTGATATGTTTCTCGCTGAGTTTGTAATCGTCGCGAGAGATTAAGTTCGTTTTATCTTTTATTTTATAAACTTTTTTTTTAATAAGTATATCAATGTCAAATGATACATTTATTCACCAAAAAATGATCACTTATCTAGGAAACAAAAGAAAACTCATTCCTAAAATTGAAAGCATTCTTCAAGAAGTATGTCAAACATTAAAAAAGGATAAATTAAATCTTTTGGATGGTTTCGCGGGTTCAACGGTTGTTTCAAGATTATTTACCAAGTATGCGGATGAATTATATTCCAATGATCTCGAAATGTATACATTGATTATGAATCAATGCTTTCTTATCCAACCTGAAGATTTTCAAATGAAAATGATAAATCATCATATTTATACTATGAATAAACTAGCTGAAAAGGGACCATATAAAGAAGGTGTTATCTGTAAACTATATGCTCCCAAAGATTCTAATAATATTCAAAAAGGTGAAAGATGTTTCTATACAAGAGAAAATGCGTTAATCATCGACACTCTTCGCGATTATATCGAAAAGAATGTTGAAGATCATCTATTTTCATATTGTATAACACCCTTACTCATTCAAGCAAGTATTCATGTGAATACAAGTGGGGTATTTTTAGGATTTCATAAAAATAAAGAAACAGGTTTAGGACAATGGGGAGGGACAGCAGAAAATGATCTAGAACGTATTAAAGGTAGAATACATTTAGAGATACCATCATGGTCTACATCTAATTATCAACCCAAGATAACACAAAAAGATATTAATATCCTAATGGATGAAATACCATCGACATTTGATTTAATTTATTTAGATCCTCCGTATAATATGCATGGTTATTCAAATAATTATTTTATGTTTAATGTTATCATAGAGAATAAAGAACCAAATAAGATATCAGATATTTCAGGAATACCTGTAGATTGGAACCGTTCTCAATACAATTATAAAAAAAGCGCATACTCTGCAATGGAGGACCTACTTCATAAATCACTTCAAAAATCAAAGTATGTTCTTCTTTCTTATAACAATGAAGGAATAATTCAAGAAGAAGGTTGGGAATCATTATTGAAAAATTATCGGGTAACTGTTCATGAAATTAAATATGACACTTACAAAGGTGGGAGAAATCTTAAGAAACGAGAGAATAAAGTAATGGAAAAGATGTTCTTAATTCAGAAAAAATAATATAATAATATTATATTAATATATAGAATGAATGTTATACTCCTTACTCTTGTTTTATTAACTGTATTTTTCATAATACAAAAAAATAGTAAGTTCCAAAGTAATAATTATCCATTAATTGTAGATCCTAACAAAGATAGTAGTATACTTAAAGCGGTTAGAGATACATTAAATATTCAAACAACAAAAGAAAAACGTGTTCAATTAATTAAATCGTTGAAAAATATTTCAAAATCTGATAAAGTTACAATTACAAATATTGAAGAAAGATGGACACTGAACAAAACTACAATTGATCGTGAAACAAAAAAACGCGCTGTAGATATTATCAAAGATGTAATGGATAATATCGGTTGGTTCTCAGACCATCAATTCTTTGTTAGAGATATTGAAAATATATATGTTATGAAAGATAAAGATGATAACTTTAGGACCATTATAAGTTGTTTTATTCATGATGTCAAGAATTTTAATACAGTTAAGTTAATTATTGATGTTGTTTACTTTGATAATATTATGTATATTAATTATATTGACATTGATGAAAGTGGTATTAAGAATGTCCTTCAACACTATGATATAAAATATAAGTCATCAGGTATTCTTTCGAATTATAATAATTTTGATTCGAATGTTGAGGCTACAATTGATAGTTTTTATAAAGAAACATTTAAATTAATACCATTAGAAGATTCAAGGGATTTAGATCTCTCAGGGACATTTTCTTTCACAGGACTTAAAGTGAACCTTCTTCCGAAAGAAGCTCATGGGAAAGAATCTCCGTATTTCTGTGATAAAGAAAAAACAACATGGGATACAAAAGGTATTCACTTAAGAAACCCTGGGGAAGAATGTACGTTTAATAATTCGTCAATCAAAGATTTCCCCTATATTCCAAGAGATATACCAGGTGGTATCATAAATAATGTTGATATTAATAACTATTCTTGGTTGAATAATCCAACACGAGGACATACGGTTACGAGTCTTTCTTAAAAAAAATATTGTTACATAGTATAAATGGGTATTATTGAAGGGTTTGCTACTTTCGCATTAGAAACTAATTCAGATGAAGATGATTATCAACTTAAATTTCTTGCTTTAGTTGTATTAATTAAATTTTTAATGATCTATATCGTTAGTCAATTTGTTTGGCCAAAAGTAATGCCAAAAATCTCTTCCAGTATTAAGGCAAATCCCGGATTTACCAATCTACTCGGATTATCCTTGATCATTAATTTCATACTTTAAATGATTATATTATTTCTTGAACAGTATTCAATCCAACCTTCGTCGGGTTTTTCAAGATCATAGAATTCATATACTTCATTGTAGTCTTTCACAGATCGGCTATTTTTTATAGATACGTATTTTAACCAATAAATTAAAATATCTTCTATTGATGTTTCCTTTGTTGCAAATTTTATAATTAATTTCTTACCAATATCAATTGAAAATAATCTTGAATTAAAATTATATCTCTGACATAGAATAAAATACATGTATTTCTCCATCAAAGGATAAAACTCTTTCTTTAGAATGTTTGGATGATGTTGATAACACATTCCATAATTTAATAATTGTCCTTTTCTCTTACAAACAGTTCCTTTATTGGTCCGACATAAACAACGGACTTTACCAATTTTACTTGAACATAATATTTTAATATTTTTTTCAGGATCTGAAAAAGGTTTTGTAACATCTTTATTCACTACCCTACATACTGGACAAGCTATAAAAACATTAATATTCCGATAAACCATCCTTACAAAACATCGAAAATGTAAAGAATGTCCGCAGGTTAATATTTTCTGAACATGGTCTTCTTTAATTAAATCTAAACAAATAGAACAGGTTTCCATATATTTCAATATAATTACTTACTTCTTCTTTATATCATTTACTTATTCATTTTATAATGAACACCACAGTAATTATATCCTAACTTACAATTTTTAGAACATTGTTCACCTTTATTCTTTCCACGGGTTAAAATATGTTCGCATTTTTTTATCTTATAAGAATGAATCAATTCATTATTTATACTATGTATATTAGGGTATATCTTTTTAACACCATTAATAACAGGTAAATAATTTTTACTTGATCTACAATAAGGACAAAAATTATTCTTCATATTTTTAAAAGACAATAGTAAACATTGATAATGGAATGTGTGTCCACATTTTAAAGTGTGGAATACTTCATCATTATCTTCACCACAAATAGAACAGATCTTTTCGGTTTCCATTATTATTTAAGTATTATAATATATATTCTATTGATCTCTTAAATGATTTTACCATATAAAAAATTAATTATTAACAAGGAAAATGTTTCTTTTAAAAAATTTAAACATTATTCAAATGATTTTATCTTTATCCCAATCCAATACAATCAAGAAGATATATTAATTCAAACGCCACATTGTTTTGTCCCTTTTGGACTACATAAATATTCAACTGTTTCTAAAAAAGAGTATCTAGATTTATCATTACAAGATAACAACCTAGATTTTATACAGAATTGTTTTAAAAATATATATGAATCCGTAAAAGATAGATATTCTTCAAAATATAAGGTTGAATCATTTATTAAAGAAAATCAATATTCAAAATGTATTATTCGTTTCAAAGTAGATGAAGAATGTATCTTTTTTGATCAAAATAAAAAGAAAATAGACACTTTTCAACCTAAAATTTTTGGTATTTTTATTATTCATCTTTCGGGTCTATGGTTAATGAATAATACAATATGGTTCAATTGGACAATACTTCAAGCGAGATTTAATATACCAATCCAATTAAAAGAATATGCGTTTATAGATGATGATGATTCAACCCAACAGAAATCACATTCTCCCGCCACCGCCACCGCCACCGCCACCACCACCGCCACCGCCACCACCACCAATTGATAAATATAATAAAATGAAAAAAATTGGTGTCCCTAATCTAGCAATTGAACAACGTAAACGGGTTGATCGTATATGTGCCTCAGATCTTCAGGGCGTTACTCTTAAGAAAACAGTTAAAGAATCAAGAAATGAGGTTCTTAGTAAAAGGAAAGGTAATTATATGCCATCATTGGACGAAATACGTAATGCGTTACAATCACTTCAAAGGTTGAATTAAAATATTGTTTATTATATAAATATGCCTAAAAAAACGATTAAAAGAACTAAGGGGAGAAAAGTCTCCCGTAAAGGGAAAAGGGTTTCTCGTAAAGCGAGTAAGGGTAGAAAGTCAGCACCCAAAAGAGTTAAAGAAATCTTATCATCAACCTATGGTATCGCAGGATTAATGGAAGTTGATGAAAAAGGATATAAAGCTCAACGTGTCGCTAAAAAAGACCCATACAAAAATAAAAAAGCAAAACATCCTCCAATTCCATCAAATATTAAAGGGAAGAAAAAGAAGAAATCGTCGAGTAAAGCCGCTAAAGATTCATTTCTGGCGGGTATCGATTCAAAACCCTCGAAAAAAGTTTCGTGGATTGAACATGTAAAATCTTATTGGGAAGAACGTAGAAAGACTGATCCAGGTTATAAATATAAAGATGCGATGAAAGATGCTAAAAAGACATGGTAAATATCTTAATTTAAAGAAATAATATAATTTTTATAATAAATGAATAATAGTATTTTTGAAATTGTGGAATCTTCTTCAGATACATCTGAATCATCTGAAGAAGAAGAAATACATTTTAAACAGACGAGGTTTATGAATATGACAACGTATGAAGAATATGAAAAGAATAGGAATTTTCTTTACACGAAAGATCTTGTTCGAAAAAGAATTTTAATTGATTCACATAATTATTATCAATCCCAATCAGATTTTAATACATCGAATTTTATTGTAGATTTTGATTTTCAAAGTAATGTTTTAAATAACACTTCTTCACAAATTACAACAAATTATAGTTCTTATCCAAATGTAATTGGGTTCCGTTTAATCCGTTCAACTATAAGGACTCCTCCATTTAATGTTAATACAACAAATAATATTATAAAATATAAAAAAAAAGGGGGGGACGGAACGATCTATACTATAACGATTAATCCGGGTGTTTATAATATGAATAATTTATCTTCTGTATTTCAAAAATATCAAGGTTCTTCAAAAATAAAAGATGGAACAAGGATTACAGAAACAATTAATACACTCGATTATACTGATTTTGTTACATATGATGATACAAACGTTCGTGGATATAGTATACATGAGTCCTGTAGGTTTTCGCCGG